CATACACACAAACAATTTTTAGACTATGTTCCAAAGCATTATAGAGATACAGTAGACGTAATAATTAAAGCACATATGCCCTGGAGAATTAAAACTCCTAAAGGATATTCTGTATATCAAATGCCATTATTTTTTCATTATAATGAAGATTATTCTATAGTGCCAGGAATAATCAATACAGATAGCCATCATATTGTTAATCCACAAATTGTTTTGCATACAAAAAAACCAAAAGTAGTTATTAAAAGGGGAGACCCACTTGTATGGTATATTCCATTTAAAAGAGAAAAATTTAATTTAGAGGTTAGAGAAGAAACAGAAGATGATAGATACATTGACACTGTTCATCATATGAATATATTTTCAAAATTTACAGATGGATATAAGAAAGGAATGGGAAATGGCTGACTATAAGTATCCAGATTTTGAAAAACAACTTGAAGATCGCATGAAGTTTATTCGTGATATCTCAACCCAAGCACCTGCGGGTAGAAAGATATTAGATGAATGTTTAGATATAGCAGAACTACTTATCAATAAGAATAGATCATATGGCAGTTCATATAGCCATCCTATTAATATATTTAGTAAGTCAGATCCAAAAGAACAATTATATATTCGTATTGATGATAAACTTAATAGAATACATAAAGGCAAAGAGTATGCATCAGAAGATACTATCTTAGATCTTATTGGATATCTTGTATTATTAAGGACATTAGATAATGAATGATGATTTAGTAAAGCATTTAGACCTAGTTAATCAGGTTGCCTCAGAATACCTAAAAGGATCTGACGCATCTCAAATTTCAAAAGACTTAGTAATTCCACGTCAAAAAGTTATGGCACTTCTTAATGACTGGCGTTCTATGATATCTAATAATCAGGCCATTCACATGAGAGCAAAAGAGGCTCTTGCTGGTGCTGATCAACACTACTCATCTTTAATTAAAAAAACATACGAGGTTATTGATGCTGCTGATTCAACAGCCAACCTTACAGCAAAAACAACCGCTATCAAACTGATAGCAGATATTGAAAGCAAAAGACTTGAAATGCTACAAAAGGCAGGGTTGCTAGATAATAAAGAAATAGCAGAACAAATTATTGAGATGGAAAGAAAGCAAAGTGTACTCATTGGAATATTAAAAGAAGTAGCCTCAAAGCATCCAGAGATTAGAAATGAAATTATGATGAAACTTTCTGAGGTGCAAACAGAGGTGATGGTAATTGACAACGATTGATTTTAGTGAATTCATCGAAGCACTTGATGAAAGTCCTTTTGAAGAAATGCCAGTGGATGTTGAAACATTTGTAAGAAGTAAAGACTATCTTAATATGCCAGAACTTTCTGAATACCAATACACGCTTGTTGAATGCATGAGTCAAATTTATAAAAAAGAAGATGTTGAAAGATGGTTAGGAAAAGAAGATGGTGATAAACATTATAAAAAATATACAAAGCAAGAAGTTATTCTTATGTGTGGAAAAGGTAGTGGTAAAGATCATACTTCTACCATTGGCTGTGCTTATATTGTCTATAAACTTTTATGCCTCAAAGATCCATCGAGGTATTTTGGGAAACCATCGAATGATGCGATAGATTTAATTAACGTTGCTGTTAACGCACAGCAAGCAAAGAATGTTTTCTTTAAAGGTTTTAAATCAAAGATTGAAGGATCTCCTTGGTTTGCTGGAAAATACGAAGCAAAGGTAGACAATATAGAGTTTAATAAGTCAATCACTGTATACTCTGGACATTCAGAAAGAGAATCTGCAGAAGGATTAAACTTGATGCTAGCCGTGCTTGATGAAATCTCTGGGTTTGCAATGGAGAATGCTGGTGGCAATGATCAAGGAAAGACAGCAGATAACCTTTACAAGGCCTTCAGGGGCTCTGTAGACTCTCGTTTTCCAGACTATGGCAAAGTCATACTCCTTTCATTTCCAAGATACAAGGGTGATTTTATTTCACAAAGATATGAAGACGTTGTGGCAGATAAAGAAACTATTCTTAGAACACATGAGTTTACAATAAATCCTTTATTGTCAGAAGATGATCCTTCTAATAGATTTAATATTGAATGGGAAGAGGATAACATTTTGTCTTATAAATTCCCTGGAGTTTTTGCACTACGTAGACCAACATGGGAAATGAATCCAACCAGAAGTATTGAAGATTTTAAAATTGCATTTTTTACAGATGCATCAGATGCACTAATGCGTTTTGCTTGTATGCCAACGGTTTCTTCAGATGCTTTTTTTAAGTCTAGAGAAAAGGTTGAAAGAGCATTGTCAAATAGAAATCCTTTAGATAGCAACAGAAGGTTTGATTTAACATTTAAACCAAAAGAAGATGTTGAGTACTTTGTTCACGCAGACTTAGCACAAAAGCATGACAAGTGTGCTGTTTCAATTGCTCATGTTGATAAGTGGGTAAATGTTCAATCATTTAATAACTATGAACAGATAGTTCCATTTGTGGTTGTAGACGCTATTGCATGGTGGGAGCCAAAAAGAGAAGGTCCTGTAGATCTTAGCGAAGTTAAAAATTGGATTATAGATTTAAGAAGGTCAGGATTTAACCTTGGACTTGTAACATTTGATCGTTGGCAATCGTTTGATATTCAAAATGAATTAAAGCAGGTAGGGATAAAGACAGAAACTCTTTCAGTTGCTAAGAAACATTATGAAGATTTATCAATGCTTATATATGAAGATAGAGTAATAGCACCACATATAGATATTCTACTTGAAGAATTACTAGAACTTAGAATTATGGGAAGTCGTGTAGACCATCCTAGAAAGAAGTCTAAAGACTTGGCCGATGCTATGTGTGGATCTGTATATAACGCAATTGTGCATGCTCAAAGAGACAGGGTAAAAGAAATAGATATCCATACCTGGTCTAGAGGTGGATTAGACAATGACTCATCTAGAGATGAAGATGGTCTTCCAAAGGAAAAGATTAGAGGTAAAATAGGTGACTGGGGTGGCGGGTATAGATTAATATGATAGATTATAATGAAGAAGAATATCAAGACCTAGTATCTAAATTAATAGATATGGGTGCTTTGGAAATAACTGGATATGATTCTATATCAGATCAATTTACCTATAATATTACCCCCGAATGTGAAGAACTCATGCCAGATTTATGGCAAGAGCATTTTAGATTTATTAATGAATTAGCCTTTAGAATGTGGTCTAAGGGCCTTATAGAGATGTCTTTTGACAAAGATGGCATACCGTTGGTTATGCTTAAAAAAGAGGCGGTAGATATAAAAGATACCCTACCAGATGAAGAAAGATTCTTTATAGAGAATATGCTAAACAAATATAACAATGGTGATATAATTTAACTATGCCTTATGACATTAAAAGAAACTATGGTGGTTGCAAAGGATATGCTGTTGTAGGTCCTAGTGGGGCCAAAGGCTGTCACCCATCACGTAAAAAAGCAATCGAACAACAAAGAGCCTTATATGCTGCTGAAGCACAGGCTAAAAAATCAGATGACGGAACTATTACAAACGAAGATACTCCAAACAAACGTCCTCATTCAATGGAAGAATGTAGAGATCCAAAGAATTGCCCAGACCATATGGATAATGATATGGATAAAAAATCTCCTTGCTGGGATGGATATGTACAACGTGGTATGAAACCAGGTAAAGATGGCCAAATGGTACCTAACTGTGTTCCTGCTAAAAAATATATTGTAGATCAACTAAGGCCATTATTTTAATATGATCAAAGAAGACATGTGGGAAGGTAAACCCCTATACGATGAATTATCAAATGAAGAAAGAGCATTAGCAGATTCTTTATTAGCCCTGTCAGATAAGGTTGGACCGTTAGACAAAGCAAGAGGAGTTTGGGTTGGCTATGTAGATGGTGCAAATAATGAAAATAATTCTATAGGAGTAAACTGTGGAAATTGTGCATTGCACAAATCTTCTGTAGCATGTGCCATACTAGATATGCCAATTGAAGAAGCAGGTGCTTGCAGATTTGCAGTAATTCCAGATGGATATGTTAATGCTCCAAGTGATGGTGAAGAAGATATGATGAATGATGATATGTCAAAAGCATCAATGGAAAGTTTAGATTTAAAACCTACAGAGTCAATGGCAAACAATGCTAAAAGAGGATTAGAATTAAGACGTAAGTTTGGAAGAGGCGGTACAGCAGTTGGTGTTGCACGTGCAAGAGATTTGTCTAATAGAACAGAATTAAGTCCAGATACCGTATTAAGAATGTATTCTTTCTTTTCTCGTCACGAAGTAGATAAAAAAGGTAAAGATTGGGACAATGCAGAAAGACCATCTAATGGCAAAATTGCCTGGCTTCTTTGGGGTGGAGATTCAGGATATTCTTGGGCTACATCAAAAAGAAATGCAATTATGAGAGTTAGATCACAAAAATCTAATGATTCTGCTTGGTATGATTCCCCATTTTCATTACGTAAATATATTGACAAAAACAACTAACTAGTGTAAAATTATAGTAAAGGGAGTTGTGAATGAATGAAGATAACGAAATTCTTAAAACTATGCTTCAGTATTATCGCAACAAGTGTGCACAACTGGAGTTTGATTTTGTATTATATAAACTACACCAAGAGTCTAAAGAAGGACAGCCTACAAGAACTATTCAAGACTCCTCCGATGCCGGAAAAGAGAATGACACAAATGCAGAGGGCAATTAAAGATACTAATGTATCAGTTGCCATTGTTAATGATTATGCATACTGGGTAAAGAATAATAGTATATTTAGATCAAAAGTATCAGATGAAGGATTTATAGACGTAGACAATGCATCAGAAATAGATGTTTTTTCTCTTAATGAAAGAGAAACAAAGAACCTATTGAAGATCATAGATAGCATATCAGAATAGACAAATATGGAATACCTACAACTTTCTTTAACAATACTATGTACCACCCTCTTCTTTCTTTGGAATTATAAATATTTAAAACTAAATAATAATGAAGAAATAATTAAGGTATCAACTGTTGACAATAAGGCCTATTGGGTCTATAATAATATACTATATACTTCAGAAGTTATTGACGGAAAAGTCAGTATGAAGAAAAAAGAAAAGGTAGATTCTATGGGCATGTCAGAAGATGATATCCATGATCTATTAAATACGATTGGACAAAAATGATTATTGCCGTAGAAGGAACAAAGTCTTTCTCAGACTACGAAATATTCATGAGGGCCATGAGTGTGGCGTTGTCCAATATTAAAGACAATGAAATACAGGTGTGGTCTTTAGGACCTCACGCTATCAATAATTACACAGCAGCATTTTGTAATTCATCAGAAAACTTTTTAAAACAAAAAGGTTTTAAGATATCTTTTCATAAGGTATATGCTGGATGGGTTGCTGAAAATATCCAACACGTTAATTACTACGGATACTTTAGTGCACCAAAAGAGCCTTTGTCAAAAATGACAACTCTTGCACAGAGTGTTGAAACTTGTGAAGTAGGGGTATTTAGATACTAATGAGTTTAAATCTTGAGCAATGGTCATATGTTGTATTTGCTGTACAGTTATTTTTTTATATGACTATGGCTTTAATATCACTAGGAACTAGTAATCGTTTTAGTCTTGTATTAATGTTTATATCATTTATATTATTACAGGGAACAACAGTAGCATATGGAATATTTACCGGGCAACCAGGATTTATATTCTCAGTTATTGTACAATTTATTTTAATATTTATAACATTTATTGTTAGTTTAAGGATAAACAATGAGGATAACTAATAAAGAAGAAATGAATTCAATTATTAAAAATAATTCAAACTTTGAATGGGATAATTGGACAGTAGTAGTTTTAACAGATGACGATGGATACTATACTAAAAGTGGAGTATTTAAAAACGGTCAATGGAAAACTCAATATCGGTACGACATGGTGGAGTATGGTGTATGGGAAATACCAGATAGGTTCCTAACACATGTACAAGTTTAGTGAGGATCGTTCATGCTTAAACATGGATACAAATTTATTTTTTGAAAAATATGAAGAGGATCCAATTGTTGCAGAAGGTGTAGAC